TTAGACAATGGGTCGTACAAACAATGATGAAGGGTCAAACCGGAGTTGTTAGAACTTTACCTAAAAGAGAAATCATAGAACTTAATACACAGATTACAGCAGAGCGAATGATGCGTAATGGTATTAATCCAGAAGATATGAAAACTGTAGGTCAAGTTGAAAATGTAGTTAATCAAATAGATACACCTAAAGTAAATGTTAATCCTGGTGTAACAGGAGTTAAGAAAGCACCTGTCTTTGATATGGAAGGAAACAAGATTTCTGAAGGATCAGGGATCATGGGTGGTAAAGAAGTAAAAGAATCAGATGCAGCAATCAAAGCACGTATTGATGCCAATAACAAAGACTCAGCACAAAGACTTAGAGAAAAACAAAAAGAAGCAATGGATGATATGAAAGAAATTGAAGATCCAGAAGACTTTGCAATAGGTGGACGTGTTGGTTTACTTGCAGGAAGTGTTCCTAAAATCTCAGCAGCGATTTCAGCTGTTTTAAAAAACAAAAAGAAAGTCCAACAAGCAGTCGATAATATATTTCCAACAGGTGATTATAAATATGATGCAGAAATGGCAGCCGATGCTCTTGTTGAATTAAACCCTAAAGATTTTAATAATCTATTACGTGAAGATCTTTCTGATGAAATTAGTTCAGAAATTTATGGAGCTGTACTTAAACCTATTATGTCAAATATGGCTGAGATGAGAGAATTAAGAAAATTATCTAAACCTGAAAAAACTTTACAGTCTATGAAAGAAGGTAAAGGTATTGATATATCTGATCCAGAAATTGCAGATGAGTTTACAACATTTATGAAAGAAAGAGACCCTAAAGGATACAAAGAACTAGAACAAAAGGTAGAGCTTTCTAATTTTAAAACAAAAGGTCGTAAAGAAAATTCAGACGGCGGACGTATTGGTTACAAAGTTGGTAGTGTTGATAAGATGAGAAGATTATTTTTAAAAGCTATCGGAGCTGGCACGGCAGGTATTGGTGCAGCTAAGTCTGGTATATTTTCTGGAATAGGTAAAACCGGAGCTAAAGAAGTTGCAAAAGAAGTTGCACAGCAAACTACATCGAGTATGCCTCCTGCCTATTTCTTTAAGCTTGCAGAAAAAATTAAAAATAGTGGTGATGATGTTACAAAAAGATTTGCAACTAAAGATAGGGAAGTTGTTACAAATTATCAAAGTAAAAATGGTGATTTTGAAATGTATGAAGATTTAGATACAGGTGATGTTAGAATCAAAATTACAAAAGGTGATCCAGATGCTCCTGGATACAATCAACAAGAATTAACTTTAACTAAAGGCCAGGCTGATGAAACTACAAAAAGGACTCCAGCAGATGAATATGATGAGTATACTGTTAAATCAGATTTTGATGGTAAGATGAAAGATGTTGAAGATGGGTTAGATGACATCGAAGATATAATAGACGAAATTGGAGTTGAAAATATTACAGTAAAAGATTTAGAAAAGGCTGGATATATTCCTGAAAGATTACCTTATGAAATAAGAAAAAAATTAGGAATTAAAGATGCACCATCAATTAAATATGCAAGCGGTGGATTAGCCTACATGTTAGGAGAGTAATGAATCCTTATAGACTTAAAGATGTATTTAACTACCTAACATCTAACAACCAACTACTTAAAAGAAAATTAAAACTAGGAACTAGTGAAATACCTATCCCTCCTAAAAAAGATAGTATTACAACTATAGAAGCAATTAACAGATTTAACAAAGCCAATCCTAGAGTTGACACTACAAGTTTAAAACCTCTTTCAGTAAAACAATCAAACGTTAAACAATCTAACGTAGATCAATCTGATGAAGGCGTGATCCAAGGTGCGTTCGACACGGCTACTAGAGAAGCACAATCAGAAGGTTTCCCTGCACCTAAGTATGAGGCATTTAAGAAAAGATATTTAAGAAAAAATATGAAAGCAGATGGCGGACGAATTGGTTATAAATATGGTACTGTACCAGGAGAAGGAAACTCAAAAATAAATTATGATCCCGAAACAGATACTTATAGAAAAAGAGTTCAAGAAACTATTGATGGTAAAAAAACAAATAAATACATTTATTCAAAACCAGGTGACTCTTTAGAAGATTTTAAACAAATAAAACCTGTAAGATCAACAGGAGCCGATGATGCAACTGTTAAAGCAAGACAGTATGTCGATAACTGGACTAAAGATTGGTTTGATAATAATTTAAAAAAATATAGTATAAATAATTTTAATGCAATGATGGACGATCTATCTTCTGCATGGCAACTACAATTAGAATCAGGAGATGTTCCTAAAGCATCTGGTAAATTTAATTTTTCAACACCAGAATTAAAGTTACCTAATGTAACAACTTTAGCAGATGCAAAAATAAAACCAAATTTAACACCTTTTCAATATAATGATATTACTTTTTATAAAAATCTAGAAAGCACCGATGAATTAAAAAACAAAACTTTAGCTCAATTCAAAAAAGTTTTTTATAAAAATCAAATAAACAATAATCCTAGTTTACAAAAAGACTTAACAAAATTTTTTAATTTCATGTCTTCTGATAAAAGAGGTCAATATAAAAAACTAGATGGTAAAACTATAAAAGATTTTATGAATACAGAAGTTAGTGACGAAGTTAAATTTTTATTAGATCCAGAAATTTCTGGTTTAGATAAAGCTTCTAAAAAAGAAGTGTTTAATAGTTATTCAGATTTTGCAGATAATTATAATAAATACACAGAAGATAAAGTTAGACTTAAAGCAGTTCAAGCAGAAACAGAAGCTATAGCAAAGGTAGGAAAAAAGACTGCTGACCAATATAAAAAGGTAAAAGCAGATATTGCAAAACAAAATGATGTTCTTGCTAAAATGTCTGTTAAAGATATTGCGAATAATAAGGAACTTTTAAATAGTGTAAGATTATCCATTAATCCACAAACAGGTGAGGTTAGTTATACTAACTATACTGTAAACGACCCTAAAGGAAAACCAGCATTAACAGATTTAGAATTAGCTGAAAAAATAAAACAAAAAGCTAAAAATAAAAATTTTTATGTTACTGAACATATTGGTAAGAAATCATTTAATAAAGCAAACCTTGCGTTCCCAAATAATATTCAATCAGCTAATTACATGAGTAACGCTCAGTTAGAAAATGCAAGAAGATTTTTAATAATTCCAGAAAATAGAAACACTGCTGCTGCACAAAATTTAGATAAAACATTAGAAGATTTAAAATTAACTATTAGAGGTCCAGAGTATGGAGACAAACCAATTGGAAATAAAATGAATATTGTTTTTGATTCTAAAACAGAATTATCTAATATTGTTCAAGATCAAAAAATATTAGGTAAATTTACAAAACCAATCAGTAATCAAGCTGGATTTGTAAGTAAAGAACTTTTAGAAGATGTGGCTAGAAAAATTGGATCGGTTGGAAGAAAAGGAACTGGAATTGCAAGTGGAGGTCTCACTGAAGCATTGTTTTATTATTTAGATAAAAATAACATGATTTCAAAAGGGATGAGTGAAACAGAAGCAGCGGAACAAGCAAAAGAAAATGTAACTTTTGGTTTATATGAAAACAAAGCTTATATGGATAGTTTAAAAGAAATAGCAGAAGATATGAATATAAACCCAAGCACTTTTGATTCAGCTTATAATTTAAATATTTTAAGTAAACAATATGAACAGAATACTAAAAACGTACAAGATCAAGTAGATGCTGCTCTTCAAAATAATGATCAAAAAACAGCAAACGATCTTATAAAAAATTATAGAGTGTATAAAGATAGAACAAAAAAAGAATATGAAAGATTAGAAAATGATATTACTGGTAGAATATCAGGAGGCTCTCCTCAAATAATGTCAGATGCAAAAAACTTTATAACTGAAAAACAATTTGCAGAACCTTTTTATGATATGCAAAACGCTGCTATAGAAAAATTAAAAAGAGAAAAATTAAGAGCATTTGATACACAAAAATTACAATCAGATACAGCAGCAGGAAGCACTGGTAGTACTTTACTTTCTAATGTATTCAATACACAATCGTTACCAAGAGCAGGAAAATTTTTATTTGATTTATCAAATCCATTTTCTGCATTACCTGATTATAAAAATTATTTAAGTGATGCTGAAAAAGAAAATCAAATGTTAAGATCATTAGAACCAAGTGATTTAAATCTTGTTAATTTAGCAAGAGGGTTTACTAGAGATAATATTAGATCTGCAAATATAGAAAGTCCTATTTTAGCTTCTGATATTGAAAATATAAAATACCAAAATCCAGGTGTATTTTTTTCAAAAGGAGGCATAGCAAGCCTAACTAAAACCATTCCACCGGCATCAGGACCAACCCCTCATGGGTTGCCTTCTCTAACAAAACGTGGTATTAAAATAAAGGAGTAATAAATGGCAGATATAGATAAAGGACTCCCGAACACTAGAACTAAAATTGAGATTCCTTCAGAAGAGGAATTGCAAGAAGTTGCTGTTCAGGATGAAAACGTAGAAGAATTAAAAGGACCAGTTGAAGTTATCCCTGAAGAGGATGGCGGAGCAACAATCGATTATGATCCAGGTGCAATAAACACTTCAGGTTCAGAATCACACTTTGATAACCTAGCAGATATTTTACCAGAAGATGCAGTTGAACCTATTGGAAACGAGATGGTTCAAAACTACATGGATTATAAATCATCTAGAAAAGAATGGGAAAGTGCTTACACAACTGGATTAGATCTATTAGGATTTAAATATGAAAATAGAACTGAACCTTTTCAAGGAGCAAGTGGTGCAACTCACCCAGTTCTTGCAGAAGCAGTAACTCAGTTCCAAGCACAAGCTTACAAAGAATTATTACCAAGTGATGGTCCAGTTAGAACACAAGTTATAGGAATTAAAAATCCACAAACTGAACAACAATCGCAACGTGTTAAAGATTATATGAATTATTTAATCATGGACACAATGAAAGAATATGAATCTGAATTTGATTCTATGTTATTTCATTTACCACTTGCAGGATCTACATTTAAAAAAGTTTACTACGACGTACCACTTGGAAGAGTGGTATCGAAGTTTGTACCAGCGGATGAATTAATTGTACCGTATACAGCTACCTCATTAGATGATGCGGAAGCAGTTATTCATACCGTGAAAATTTCAGAAAACGAATTAAGAAAACAACAAGTCAGTGGTTTCTATAGTGACGTTGAGTTAGGACCTCCCGGAACAGATTCTAATGGAGAGCTATCTAAAAAAGAACGTGAGCTAGAAGGAACTAAAAAGACAGGTAAGAACGAACCTGTTTACACTTTGTTAGAGTGTCATGTTAATTTAGACTTAGAAGGTTTTGAAGATGTTGGAGCAGATGGTGAACCAACAGGAATAAAATTACCTTACCTCGTTACAGTCGATGAAGGTAGTAGAAAAGTTTTGTCTATTAGACGAAACTATGCGCCCGATGATCTAAAGAAAACTAAAATCCAATATTTCGTCCACTTCAAATTTCTGCCAGGACTTGGATTTTATGGCTTTGGACTCATTCACATGATTGGCGGATTGAGCAGAACGGCAACGGCTGCTCTCCGTCAATTATTAGACGCAGGTACTTTATCAAATTTACCGGCTGGATTTAAACAGCGTGGAGTTAGAGTAAGAGATGAAGCATCACCAATACAACCAGGTGAATTTAAAGATGTAGATGCACCCGGTGGTAATTTAAGAGATGCTTTCTTTCCTCTACCATACAAAGAACCTTCTCCAACATTACTGAACCTATTAGGAGTTGTTGTACAAGCTGGTCAAAGGTTCGCGGCTATTGCTGATATGCAAGTAGGTGATGGAAACCAAGGTGCTGCTGTAGGAACTACAGTTGCGTTATTGGAGCGTGGTTCAAGAGTCATGAGCGCTATTCACAAAAGATGTTATGCAGCGATGAAGAGTGAATTTAAATTATTATCTAAAATAGTTTCACAATATCTACCACCAGAATATCCATACGACGTGGTTGGTGGAGCACGAAACATTAAACAGTCTGACTTTGATGATAGAGTAGATGTAGTGCCTGTTGCAGACCCTAATATATTTTCAATGTCTCAGAGAATAACTTTAGCTCAAACACAATTACAGATCGCAACATCAAATCCACAATTACATAACATGTATCAAATCTATAGAAACATGTATAATGCGATTGGTGTAAAAGATGTCGATGCAGTTTTACCTCCACCGGCGCCAACAGCACCGATGGATCCAAGTTTAGAACACATAAATGCATTAGGTGGAAAACCTTTTCAAGCTTTTCCTGGTCAAGATCACAGAGCACACATCACAGCTCACTTAAACTTTATGTCAACTAACATGGTTAAAAATAATCCTGCTGTTATGGCTGCAATTCAAAAAAATATATTAGAGCACATTTCAATTATGGCTCAAGAACAAGTTCAATTAGAGTTCAGAGAGCAAATGGTTAACATGCAACAGATGCAACAGATGTCGGTGAACAATCCGCAGATACAACAACAGTTACAAATGCTTACAAATCAAATTGAAGCAAGAAAAGCTGTCTTGATTGCTGAGATGACTGAAGAATTTATGAAAGAAGAGAATAAAATCACTTCTCAATTTGATTCAGACCCACTATTGAAACTAAAATCACGTGAAGTTGATCTAAGAGCAATGGAAAACGAACGAAAAAAAGAAGCTGATAAGATAAAAGAAGATATTGATAGAGCAAAATTAATGCAAGCAAGAGAATTAGCTGAAGATAAGATGGATCAGAACGAAGAATTAGCAGAATTACGTGCTAATACTAGTTTAGCTAAAGCGGGTGTTAAAGAAATGTCTGTTCTTGACAATTAATAATGGTATAATAAGTTAAATAAGGTAAAAAATATGATAAACTATAAAAAATCAAAACAAATAGCAGTCCCTGAGCAGAATATAGAAGTAGATCCAAGATCTAAGACTACTGCTGATGGTGCTTTCAACTATATTCCTACTGGAGACAAGGAAAAAGTTAGAGGCACAAAAAGAATGCTATCTGAAAAGAAAAAAATAGCTACTTGGTACTAACATGTGGTTTCAGGCAATTAAATTAGCCGTTTCTGCTGGAAGTAAAATTTAC